ATATTAATATTACTCATAAAATCTAAAAATATCTCTAGCTTTTTTAATTTTTTCCTTATGATACATGTAAGGAAATAATTGTTTAAGGATATTATAACTTTGTCGATGTGTTGTTTGCCAACGTAACTGTGGCTTATATCCTTTCTTTCTTGGTTTAATTTCAACTAAATGTCCAGTTTTAAAATATTTAAAAATTTTTTTAATAATATTAAAATCAGTATTAACAATCTCCACTCTTATTGTTGTGCATGGGTATCTTCTCTTCATTATTGGATTATATTTGTGTGTAATGTACTTACAAATAGAGCCCTCACCTTCAAAGAATCCAGCAATATATTTTATATCTATCTTTTTATTGGCCATGTAGATTCCAATTAAACTTTCTAGTTAATCTGTAGTTTTCTAAATCAACTACATTATCTCTATCTACACCATCATAACGTTCATAATGGTCTATCACTTGTTCTATTTTATGTAATTTATTTTTAATATGGGGCCACACAGCTATACAAATTCCTAAACAATCTCTATGGGCTACGCGCCAACGCCATTGTCTTTTATATCCTGGTTTAACTTTACGTTCACCAAAGGATCCACATTTAAAAGTATCATGACACCACTTAATAGTGTCTTTGTCAGTCATAGCTATCTCTAGTCTAATGACAGTAACATTATGAATTGGTTTTCCTTTTCTTGTGTTACGCGTTTGTTTTGTCTTTCTATAATAGATAGATCCTTCTCCATCTATAAGGCCAGCTAAATATGCTACATCATTTTCTGTCATTAGTTATTACTTTCATTACTGTTGTCCATGGGTTTAAATCATAATCCATTTTAGTGCAACTTGTTAGAAATATTACCATTATCGTTATCACCAATAGCGTCATTGCTACTCTCATAAAACTCTCCTTCCGAGTCACAATCCCAACATTGGTGAACTGTTTCTCCCCATTCTGTGCCCACCTTCAGGTAACCATTACCTTTACAGGTAGGACAGATGTGTTTACGTATTTGCTTTACTTTTAATTTTGCCATTTAACTTTTTTGCTTTCTCGTTTGCCAATGATTCTACAGTCTTACTAATTGATAACTTTGCATCTGGTAATAATACCTTCGACAAAGAGATCAAAGTCTTGTATGTTTCATGAGTTAACGAAACATTTCTATATTTAGTTATATCGGTCATATGTTCCTTTCATTTATTTCTGATGATTATATAGGAGTGAATGGAGATTTGTCAAGTATGAAATTTATATTAACAATGATAATGTGCACCAGTGTATATAACACATGTCTGGAACCCTTCCCTATGCCCACTTTATACAACACTCATTATGAATGTATGATCGCTGGCTACAATAAGGCCATAGATAAAGCTAAAGAGATAGGACCAGAAGAAGTTAATAAGTATGGTACTATTATAAAATTTTTTTGTTATGGAACTGAAGATGAAGAAATTATTCTTCCAAAACCTAAACCTAAAACAGAAATTTGACAATGTGTCTAAATTGTGTTAAAGGCTAAGACTTCTCACCACAATAACCTATCCCTCTAATCCCTCTTGGGGTAGGTTTATTTCATTTTCTTTTGTGTGATATTACCATCATCATCTATCCATAATTCCCAGATAGTTCCATTAACACAGTAATATCCATGTAACGTTTTACTTTTTTTCATAATTCCACATAACTAACATACCTACAATTACTGCATAGATTCCTATTATAATTAACATACTCCAAATCATCCAACTCTCCTTTTTTCATCTATAATTAACTTTCCATTTAAATGATCCATCTCATGTTGTACTACTCTGCTAGGTAGGTAGTAAAATGTTTTGTGTTGATGTTTACCGTGACGACATGTCCATTCTAAATTAATAGACATAGATCTACTAACTTTTACCTCTTCACCAGGACAAGATAAACATCCTTCAATGTCAGGCATTTTAATATTGTGTTTAGATTTTACAATTGGGTTTATAAATACTTGTGGGCTATCTTTTTCATTTGATACATCCATTACAAACATACGTTTATTATAACCTATTTGATTAGCAGCTAGACCAATACCATTAGCTTGGTACATAACTTTAATCATGTTATCTAATATAATATTGTCCTCTTCACTTAATGGAAACTCTACTTCTTCAGTAGATTTTTTTAAGATTGCTCCAGCATACTCTTGATGACTTAATATTTTTAATTTCATCCAACCCCTACAATTTCCGTGCACGTACTTTTGTAGGAGCAAAGGCTCCGAGGCTCCCCCTTGCGGGATCATCGCTTGACGTACAGGGAATAGCGCGAGGCATTATATGGACGCCGGTCCTTTTCAATTCTATCTGCATACACACCCAATCATAGATCCACTACCGTCATTCATTACGTGAGCATTAAGTGACTCACTGTAAGTTGTTAATTTTAATCTCAATATATCACAAAGATCAAAGCAATTGACCAGAACTCGATCGAGTAATGTTATTCCTTCCATCATCTCCGTCGACACTTGAACTAGTTGATATAAACCGTCGTTTAGGATAATAAGTTCCATTTTCAAACTCCTTTATTAATTGATACCATTCAGCTTTGTATTTCAGATTCTTCGTTCGATTCCAATTTCGAGCCGCTTCGTCTATTTTTTCCAAAAGTGTCATTTTTACTCCTTCCCCATTTAATAATCCTATCAAAATTTCTAGTCTTTAATTTTATCTTAGGACCATACGGTTTCCATGCTTCGACCATAAGGTTTAATTCTATAACTAAATTAGTCCATTGTTTAGGAGTTATGTTAGCTACTTTTATATTTATTTCTCTATCTTTCATGTCCTATATATAGGATATCAGGGGATGTTTGTCAACGTCCTTTTTTACCTTTTCCACGATATTTTCCCATTCTTTTTTCGTGTTTATTTCGGTTCTTTTTATGACGTCCAGGCCGTTTTTTAGGTTTATCCCGTTTATAATTACTTACACCATATAATGGCTTCTTTTTACCCATTATACCCAGTCTTTAACATAGGGTTTGGCCCCTGCTGGTGGGTGTATTACAGGTAAATAACTTATCTTACCATTAACATATTGATGTAAGTCAGCACCACAATTCATACATCTATAGTATTCTTTAGTAATACCTACTAACATAGTAATTTCACTACAAGTTGGACATTGTCCATTTACTATTTCAGCTTGAAAAGTTATGCTTTTTTCGGTCATATGCTTTCTTATTCTTTACCACACGTTGATGATAACGTCCATCACTTAATTGTTGAGCAACCTTATTTCTAGGTCTATTCTTTTTAAGGAAAAATGCGTATGATTTTTTATTCAAGAATTAATGAAAGAATTTTCTTCTCACCCATATATATCTCAATGTTTGCCTTCGATTTAACGCATTGATAGACAACTCTATCGGTAGATGATTTGTCCCTCATAGCATAACGTTTTCCTTTAAGGCATTTTGATAAGGTCTCGTGGTAACGATGTTCTATAATTTTATTATCAGCAATAAGAAGCAGCGCAAAAACAGTTTCTATAATCATTGATGACTCCCATTAGCAAAAGTTCTTTGCTTGTCTTTTAATTTTTCAATATCAGATAATATCTTTTCTACATCCTTTTGTAAACGTTCTATGTTAACCGTATTTGACATCATGTTTTGCATTTCAGTTTCTATTTTTTCTACTTGTCCACTCATATGTTCTATAAGCATAAATTGTTCGCTATCTGCAGGAAGACTTCCTAAAAGTCCCCGAGGCCACCCTATTCTAAAGGCTGTGTTCTCTACAAGATCCTTTTCCATTAGTTCTAGTTTTGTTGAGTGTCTATTTTGAGTCTCAATGATACCAAAGTAAGCCCAGGTGCCGATTGCGACCAGCGCGATCAGGCTGGCAACCGTTTTCATCGGCATCTGTACTTTTGCTTCGTCTGAAATTTTGAGTGCCATTAGCAATCCCACTTTCTTAATGATTTATTAATTCTAGAATTTGGATCTCTTGCAGTCTTAGCTGATGTTAATTTCTTTTTCATACCACCCATACGTGCGCAGAATGATTTTCTTCTTCCACTTGTTTTAGATTTTGTAGGTGCTTTTAAAGTTCCACCTTTATAACTGTCTCTTCCTTTTTGATTTAATCCACCTGATGGATTTTTACCTTCTTTTCTTGTCCAGGCTGCAGACCCACCTTCTTTTAATTGACTTCTTTTTATTGCTTTGTCTGTGGGTGCTCCCTTAGCCCCTTTAGCTCTCATTTTTTCTCCACGTTTTCTTTTTTGATGAATATTATACCAAAGACCTTTCCGTGCTTTTTTACCTTCTTTAGTAGTGTGATAAACACTTCCACCTTTTTTGTATCCGTGTCTAAGAATTGGACTATGCCCTTTAATTGATATGTCAGCCATTAGTTATAACTATACCCCGTGTTTCCTGATTCAAGTTTTTCAAATAGTTTTTTGTGTTGGTCCATGATCTCTTCGTCAGAGTCCATCATCTTATTCATTTTTTCTTCCAACATTTGCATACTAAATTCTAATTGATCTACTTGATTTAAAAGAACTGCTTGTTTAGTAGACAGCTCGAAAGTACGAGTCAAACTCCAGCCAGCTAGGGTTAGTAAAATTCCAACTAATAGTGTCATTAATTTTTCAATCATATTTTACCTCGTTTTCAAAAGACATGTCTGTTGCATGATCTTTTTGATATTTGTAAGTTCTCTTTCCGCATTTACAATCATCGCAAGTGCATACACCATAATCATCTGCATGGAGGTCTCCATTACAATGACAATCACAGTGACATTTTTTACATTTACTCATTTTTTTTGCCAGCTAAAAAGCCAACTCACAAATTTATTCCATAACCTTTTAATCATTTTTCTTTTCCTCAATCTCGTAGAAGAAGTTATCAGTGTCTTCTGTTCTCCACTTCCTAGTGTCTTCTACATTCCACTCGGACGTTTGCACTTTCCAATCTGGAACTTCGTCT